GTGAGCGACCGCTACAGCTGGTGCTGTCCCTATGATTTTTTTATTGTGGTCTATGAGCCGAATGTAGTTGGCTTTAGTGAAAAGCAGCTAGAAACATTATTAAGGCATGAGCTGCATCATGTGGGGATTGATTTTGAAAAGGACGAAACAGGCTTCTATATTGTGCCGCATGATGTGGAAGAATTTTGGGATATTATTGATGATGTGGGATTAAGGTGGTGTGAGATGAATGCCTACAAAGAAACAACTGGCTAACTTGAAACGATTAAGCTCGAGTGAAGCCCGAGAACAAGGCAGAAAAGGCGGCAAAGCATCAGGCGAAGCACGCCGCCGCTTGAAGTCGTTCCGCGAGCTGGATGCCGACTTCACGACCGACGATGAGCGCAAGGAGATGCTGGACGCGCTGAAGCTTAAGGCCAGACGCGGTAACATTAAGGCGTTTGAAATTTATCGCGACACCGTAGGCCTTAAGCCTAAGGAAAACGTGGAAATCTCCGGTGAGCTCGCTAATCCGTTTGCAGGGCTGACGGACGCAGAACTGAAAAAGCTGGCTGGTATGGATGGATAAGCAGCTGATCGCGCTGGGAGCGAAGATAGAACTTGCAAGACGCAGGTTCTTTTTTTACGCCCAGCTGAAGAACCCAGACTTCTATCGGAGCGACCGCAAGTACCTGCAGGAGCTGTGTGATACCTTGCAATGGTTCCTGACTTCCGACAAGAAAATACTTGTGCTGAATATGCCACCACGTCATGGCAAGAGCTATACGGCCAGCAACTTCGTGGAATGGGCGCTGGGCAGGGACAACACCTTGCAGGTGATGATTGGCTCGTACAACGAAACCTTGTCAACGCGCTTCAGCAAGAACGTGCGTGACAGCATCAGCGAGGCTAAGGCGGATATTTATAAGCCGGTCTATAGCGACGTATTCCCAACCACCAAAATTAAGCGTGGTGACGGTGCTATGAACCTGTGGAGCCTTGAAGGACGGCAGACGAGCTATCTTGCTACATCGCCAACTGGAACGGCAACAGGCTTCGGCTGCAGGCTGATGATCATAGACGATTTAATCAAAAATGCGGAAGAAGCCTGCAACGAAAATGTCAAGGAAAAGCATTGGGACTGGTTCACCAATACTATGCTGTCGCGTGGCGAAGGCGATTATAAAATCATCGTCATAATGACGCGCTGGGCAAGTGATGATTTAGCAGGCAAGGTGCTGGAATACTATCCTAAAGACAAAATCATACACATCAACATGAAGGCCGTACAGGATGACGGCAGCATGCTGTGTGAGGGCGTGCTGGACGCTGAGAGCTGCATGGAAAAGAAGCAGCTCATGGGGCTTGATATATGGAGCGCCAACTACCAGCAGGAGCCGATAGACATCAAGGGCAGGCTGTACAGCAGCTTCAAGACCTACGACGGTACGCTACCTTCCTTCAAGCAGATTCGTGCTTACACGGATACAGCTGATACCGGTAACGACTACCTTTGCTGCATTATCTATGGACGTACATTCGCGGATGAAGCGTATGTGCTTGATGTTTTATACACAAAGGCGCCGATGGAAGTTACTGAACCGGCAACGGCGAAGGCGCTGGAACGCAACAGCACGAATGTGGCACGCTTCGAAAGCAACAATGGCGGGCGTGGATTTGCCAGGAACGTGAAGAAGCTGCTGCATAGCAACCATACAACCATTGAAACCTTTACGCAGCATAAGAACAAGGCTGCAAGAATCTTGTCTAATGCTACGTGGTGTATGGAGCATATTTATTTCCCAAGCGATTGGAAGAACCGCTGGCCGGAGTTTTATGCAGCACTGAGCAAGTATCAGAAGGAAGGCAAGAACACACACGATGATGCTCCGGATGCTTTAACCGGCGTGTGCGAGGACATTGTGGAGGTGGCAAGGCCTAAACCTATGCGCGTCAATTATTGAGAGAGGTGAGATTTATGCGTAATGATAAACATGGATTATATAAGATGCTGGAAGATGGTTACGAAGGCTGCGGAGGCTTTCTCGATGGCAGCTATTTAACCAAGCATCCTCGCGAGGCCGATGCTAAATATAGTATGAGGCGTGAGCTGGCGTACTATCTTAATTATCTTGCACCCTGCGTTAATGCTCATGTGGCACCAATCTTCAAAACGTTGGCTGTGCGTGACTGGAGCGGTGCAGGCTCGGAACTGTGGGAAACCTTCAGCAAGGACGTTGACTTCTTGGGCACCAGCATCCAGAACCTTATGAAGCAGGCTGCCTGCAGTGCGAAGCTGCAGGGCGTTGCTTATATCGTCATGGATAAGGCACAGGGCGATACCGAAGATATGCGCGTGGCAGACCTGGAAGCGGACCGCAATAACCTGCCTTATGCTTTTGTGGTTAATCTTAATGCTGTAAAGGAAATCTGTCAGGATAAGCTGGGGCGTATCACAAAGTTTGTCTTTGTAGAGCCTGATGCATACCAGGAACAGACGATGGCGACACGAACGCTGACGGCAGAAGGCTGGGAGCTTATCGACAGTAAAGGCAAGCACAGCGGAACCTGGAATCTTGGGCGCGTGCCGGTTGTTCCTCTGGTTAGCAAAGTGAGGAATAGTCACAATCCTTTCCCGCCTAGTGAGTTCCTCAGCGTAGCTAAAACGAACCTTGCTATCTACAATATGTGCAGCTGGTTGGCTGACATCCTTGTCAACCAGACCTTCAGCGTGCTGTGTTATCCGTCTAGCGAGCCGGATAGCATCAACATCGGCACCGATAACGCTTTGGGATATCCTCCGGAGAGCAGCCATGCTCCTGCGTTTATTGCTCCGCCTGACGGCCCGGCAACGGTGCTGGCGGCGCAGATTACTGCGTTGCAGCAGGAGATTTACCGCATGGCCGTTGTGGTCAACGTAACAGGCTCCAGCAAGCAGCAGAGCGGCCAGGCTAAGGCGTGGGACTACGAAGCAACCAATCAGATTCTATCCGATTTTGCGGACCTCGTGGAAGCAGCGGAAGAGAAGCTGGCAAGTTTGTTCAGCGCCTGGACCGGCGTGCAGCTGGAATACAAAGTTAATTATCCCAATGACTTTAAAATCAGCGAGGTCGAGCAGGAGCTCGCTAACGCTGAAATTGCCAAAGGCTTAAACTTTGGTGATGAATTTAACGTGGAAGTGTTCAAGCGAGTATTGACCAGCTATCTTCCTGAGCTTAAGGCTGATGATTTTGATAAGCTTGTGGCTGCTTATCAGGAGCATCTGGAACAGGAGCAGATAGACTCTAACAACATTGACGGTGATGAAAATGACGACGACGGACAGGCTGGCGCAGCTGATTAAGAAACTGAATAAGAGCTGGCGCAAAGATGCCAAAAAAGCGGTAGCTTACTTTCAGGCGTTACTTGCGCAAGGCATGAAGGCTGAGGTAGCACTGGGTAAAGTACAGCGGCATTATGGAAAGCTATTTACACTGCCGGAGCTGCAGCCTGCGCTTGTAGAAGCAGCTGCTTACGCTTATGGCATTGTTCCGAGCGTGTTAAGTGCGGCGCAGGCGAAGCTGATGGGCGAGCAGCTGAGCGCTGCGTGGGACGCAAGCGGCATGAAACTATCCGAGAAGCTGCACGGAGCATCGCAGAAGATGCGCGAAAGCATCATAGGTACATTGCGCGAGCAGATGCGCCATAACAAAACATGGCAGCAGGCAGCGCGTGCGTTGTACGATGGCTATGCAGACGGGAAAAACGATTATACTGGTGGTGTTGATATTATCCGCCGGCAAGAGATTGCTCGCTATATGCAGGCTGTGCGACGCGCTACGGCAGGAGACGCAGAGGCGCTCCGTGCTCAGCTTAGGGCGTTGGACAATATCAATAGCCTGGCTCGTCGTGGGGCGCCGAATAAGGCTATGCAGGCGGCTTATAATGATTTGCTGGCCAAAGTGCAGCAGGGCAAAGAAAAACAGCTCGCGAGGGCTGTCGAGGTCGCTATCAACGAGAAGTCTCGCTATGTTGCCGAACGCATCACGCGCACGGAGATGGCGAGGGCATGGGCTGACGGCTTCTGGGCAAAGGTTCAGGATGATGACGATGTTGTGGCCGTGAAATTCAAGCTGTCGAGCCGTCATCCTGCTTTTGACATCTGCGATATGTATGCCAAAGCCGATATGTTCGGCTTAGGTGCTGGCGTGTTCCCAAAAGATAAAGCGCCTGCCCTTCCTGTGCATCCTCATTGTTTGTGTCGCTATGCAGAAGTGATTTATGGCGAGGTGGACATGAAGCAGCAGCGCAGGCAAGTGCGTGCGGCTGGCGATAAATGGCTGAATAGCATCCCGGAATCACGAAAGGTGCAGGTTCTGGGACGCGACGGCTTGAAGGCGTGGAAAGACGGTGAAGACTGGCGCAAGTATATGCGTGGTTATGCTGGACTGCGGGAGAATAAAAGTTGTTTGCAAAGTATGCCTGATAAAGGTATAATAAGAGTAACAGAAGTTTGGGATGGACATGGAAGCCTTCCGAGAGATAGCAAACCGAACGCTATTATTGATCATGTTTTCGACAATGGAGTTGTAAGAGCTAGGGCTTTTTATAACGATAAGGGAAGAAAATACAAAGAAATTCATACAACTAATCACGGCAAGCCCAAAGCTCATCCGTTTGGCGAACACGGGGAGCATGGGCATATATACCAGTGGAATTCAGACGGTTCGCTAAAAAGTAAAATACCTTATGAGTTAAGCGATAAAGAACGAAAGGAGAATCAAGAAATATTATGAAACGTTTAGATGAACTAAAGAAAGCTTTAACGTTAGAGTTTTGTGATATTGAATTTTCTTTTCATGGTAAAAATTGCGGCGTAGAGCCTATTGTTGAGAATAGTCGAGCTACGTATAATGTTTGGTGTGATAATAGGCTAGAAACATTTAAATCTGCGGATGAAGTATTAGATTCTCCTATGTTTGATGGCAAGACATTAAGGGAAATAGCTGAAGATATAGTTTTTTTCTATGTTTAGATAGTTATTGCAGCTAGACTTTAAATTGATATCGATATTAAGCAGTTATTCGGGCAATCCGAACAGCTGCTTTTTTGTTAGACTAATTTAACATCGTTAATTAAGCACGTGTAACAGCGTGCTTTTTTATTGCCCAGGAGAGGGCACAATATAGGGCGGAGGCCCATGATATGGAGGTATCAGAAAAATGGAAATGAAACAGGTTTACGAAGCACTGGAAAAAGTTGAGAACGGTGCTGACCTCATCGCTGCTATCAAGGGCGAAATTAACACTCTCAATAACGAGGCTAAGAAGCACCGCACGGCAGGAGAGCAGAGCGCGACAAAGCTGAAAAGCATCTTAGAGGCTGTTGGTTTGGCAGATGGTGACGATGTGGTAGACAAAGCCAAGGGACTTAAGACTACATTAGACCAATTTGCCCAGGGCGGCAAAAAGCCTGATGAGGTCGCAAAGCAGATTACCGACTTAACCGCGCAGGTTGGCAAGGTCACTAAGCAGCTGGCTGAGATGACCGAGACCGCCAAAGCCGAAAAGACCAAGCGTCTTGACGGCATGAAGATGGCTAAGGCTGTTGAACTGCTGACCAAGGGCAATGCTGCGAGCCCGCAGAACATGGCCAAGCTGCTGGAAGGCAGCATCGTTGTCAAAGACGATGAAAGCCTTGCCTATACCGGTACTGATGGTAAAGAAATCAGCCTGGAAGACGGCGTTAACGGCTGGCTGAAGGAGAACAGCTGGGCAGTTAAGGCCAACGGTGCAGGCGGTGGTGGCAGCAATGGCGGTGGCGGCGGCTCTGATGATCCGTTCCTTAGCGGCTTTGGCGCTTAATTAAGAAAGAGAGGATATTTTATTATGGCTATCAATTTAGCGGAAAAGTATTCTACCAAGATTGACGAAAAATTTAAGCTAGGCGCAGTGACTACGCCAGCAGTAAACAATGACTACAGCTTCGAGGGCGTAAAGACCGTAAAGGTTTATTCCGTCCCGACCACTGCGCTGGGGGATTACACTCGTTCCGGTGCGAACCGTTATGGCACTCCGAAAGAGCTGGAGGACAGCTTGCAGGAGCTGACGCTTACCCGTGACCGTGCATTTACCTTCACCATTGACAAAGGCAATTTAACCGACCAGCTGATGCTGAAAGAAGCAGGCAAGGCATTGGCTCGTCAGATTGATGAGCAGGTTATTCCTGAGATTGACATTTACCGCCTGAGCAAGATTGCTGCAGGTGCAGGTACAACCTCTACCGCTGCGGCCATCACCGAGAAAAATGCATATTCCGCATTGCTTGATGGTCAAGTTGCGCTGACCGATGCAAAAGCACCGCTGGGAGGCCGCATTGCATATGTTACCCCTGCATTTTATAAGGCCATCAAATTGGATTCTACCTTCGTGAAGGCGTCCGACATTGCGCAGGACATGCTTGTTAAAGGTCAGGTCGGCATGGTGGATGGCGTGGCAATTATTGTCGTACCCAGCTCTTACATGCCTACCAACACTGATTTTATTATCACCCATCCAGTTGCATGCTGTGCGCCCATCAAACTTGCGGAGTACAAGATTCACGATAACCCGCCTGGCATCAATGGTGCATTGGTTGAAGGCCGCATTTACTATGATGCATTCATCCTGGCCAACAAAGCAGCGGCAATTTACAAACACATTCACGAATAAGGAGGGACAGCTTTATGTGGTTAACTAACGGCAAAGAAACTTTAGAGCTGAAGAATGATGTTCAGATTGCAGCGTTCAAAGGCAGCGGCTATAAAGAGTGCAAAGCACCGAAAAAGCGTGCCGACAAGGCCAGTGAAGAGCCCGTGAAGAAAGAGCCTGCACAGGAAGAGTCCGTGAAAGATGAACCTGAAGCTTAACTGTGACTTTGACAAACTGGTCAAAGCATTTGAAGCAGCACCGGACCAAACGCGTGAAATGGTACGCAGGCAGGTGAAAATGGCTGTGCGTGATATCCAGGAAGAGGCTAGGGACAATCACCGGTTTATTACCAGAAGCGGCTTGACGGAGAAAAGCATTATGAGCCTGGTTAAAGACAATCAGGGCACTGTCATGCTTACCAATAGCATCGCTGTGTATCAGCACGAAGGTACTAAACCGCATCTGATTGTGCCGCGCTTCAAAAAGGTGCTGCGCTTTGCTGTGAACAAAAAATTTGTTTTCAGCAGGCGTGTACAGCATCCTGGTATTAAAGCAGATCCGTTTTTGTACAGAGCGGCTGATAAAATGCTGCCAACGATAACAAGCAGATTCGAGGCTGCTCTTGATAATCTGCTCGGAGGATTATGATGTTTTATATTACAGTAAGTGATATACAGGACGAGATTTTGCAATGCACCGATGATGACATTGCGATGGGCAACGATACGATTGAGCATCTGGCCCAAAAGCTGGGCGTTAGCGAAATTTCGGTGCCTGTAAAAGCCATTGTTAAGCGTCTGGGTGTTGTAAGCGCGTGCTATAATCGCTGCCTGATGCAGGCCGGCACTGATCCGACGACCGTGTTCAACGGCGCGGGCGGTGTAGAAAATAGCGACGTGTATGCCCAGAAATTAAAGCTGTACAAGGCTGAGATGCAGCGCCTGATGGAAACCATCACGGCGGCTGATTTTGGCGCTGCTGGAGGCGGGGGACGCAGCACAATTTCCCTGTATCGCTCATGAGCAGACGTACTGAAATCACAGATGTACTAATGGGACTTTTGCAGGACCAGATACCGGAAGTCCATTGGAGAAGTCTAGTTACCGGTGCTAGCCGTGGCAATAAGCTGGAAGGCACTGTGAGCTGTGACCGTATCACATATCTGGAGATGACTAAAAACGGGCGTAAGGGTGTGCTGACATATAGTATTTACCTGCTGGATACGGCAAGTATTGAAGGCGTTGATGCCTTGGCAGATAAGCTTGATGCCTTACTGACGAAGTACCACGATTTAGGCGGCTGGTGTATTGGCAGCCAGGTGAAAGAAATCATTTTTGGCGTGGCTCAGGGTAAGGCTGACGCAGGCATGGCGCTGATTACCTATGAAGTTTATTTTGATTGTTAGGAGGAACAAATATGAGTGAATATACTTTTCCAACCCGCACCGATGCGACTAGCACTGCGACTGTGGGCAAGGATTATTTAATTTACCTTGATACCGGCACTACCGAAGCAGCGCCTACATGGACTCTGCTTGGTGGCCAGCGCAGCGGTGACTTGAACCGCGAGGCTGATGAGATTGATGCTTCCCATAAGACTTCCGGCGGCTGGAAATCCACCCTGCCCGGTCTGCGTAGCTGGTCCATCGATTTGGAGACTGTTTACCTCGCGGGTGATACCGGTGCAAAATTCTTGGAAGCCGCTTTTTTGGCAGGCAAACAGGTGCATGTTAAATTTGAATATCCGGACAAGAGCTTTGTTACCGGTTGGGGTTCTATTACTGAATGCTCTTTGAGCACTCCGCATGATGATGTTGCTACTCTTAAAGGTACCATCAGCGGTGACGGACCTCTCAGCGAACAGAGCAAGGGTTAAGGCAAACACAAAAAAGGCTGGCGTAAAGCTGGCCTTTTCTTATATGGAGGATAACGAATGAAAAAGATTGATATTAAAGCATTTGGTGAAGGTCAGCAGATTTGGTTTAACATCGGACGTCTGCGCCGCGTAGAGGACATGTTGAAATGTCCGATTGGCGAGGTGCTGCAGGACGCTGACAAGCTGAGCCTGAAGAATCTGCTGGTACTGCTGAGCGTAGGTATGAGCCAGAACGGCAATAAGACTGAACAGTATTATGCTGAAAAGATTGACGAGGCCATGGAAAACGGTTACAGCATTGCCGATATTCAGCTTCCTGTAGTGAAGGCTGTGGCTGCCAGCGGCATTTTAGGCGTGGGCGCTTATTATCAGCTGTTCCCGGACGAACTGACCGATGAGCAGAAGGCTGATATTGAATACGAAAAAAACTAATTAGCGAGGGTGGTGGCTGCGTATCTATGCGGACATGGTACAATGCAGCTAAAACCCTTGCTTTTGGTGAATTAAGGCTCAAACCTTGGGAGCTGGACAGGCTTTCAGTGTTTGAGTTTAACGATATGGTCGATGCATGTAATGAAATAAGAATGGCAAAGCGGTGGGAAACGGCCTACTGGGTAGCCAACATAGTTTCTCCGCATCTCCGCAAGCCTGCCAAAGCAGGTACACTGATGCGGCCGTTCTTGAAGCAGAAGACCAAAGAAGAGCGGGCAAGGGAGCGGGAACGCTTCTATGCTGACTTTGACCGTCAGAGGAAGGAGGCAGGCAATGGCAAATAAAACAATATCCGTCAAGATTACAGCGGATAGCAAACAGGCTGAGCAAGGTTTTAGCAGAACTGCAGTAGCAGTAGAAGCTACCGGTGAAGCTACCGACAGAATGTCCGCAAAAATGAGCAAATCGACCGCTATTCTTACCGATATTGCCAAAATGTTTCAGCAGCTGAATTCCGACGTGAAGTCAATGCGCAAGAGCCTGGACAGCATCGACAGCAAGAATGTCCGGCGTGTAGGTGATGATCTGGAAACTGTCAGTAAGCAGTCCAAAAAGGCAACCAGCGGAATAAAAGGCTTTGCTGATAAATGCAACAAGATGACCGGAGCGCTTAGCGCTATTGCTGCCGTGCAGCTGGGCGGTGTCTTCACTAGTATGGCGGGCAGTATCCTTAATATGGGCATAGCGTCTGTACAGGCTGCAGCACAGATGCGTCAGTATGAGATAGCCTTCCAGACCATGCTGAAATCTGCTGAGGCAGGTACGCAGATGCTGAGGGATTTACAGCAGTTTGCTGCAGAAACTCCGTTTGATGTGCCCGGTGTGGTAAGCGCAGGGCAACAGCTTATGGCGTTCGGCTTTAAAGCTGAAGAAATTATCCCTATGCTTACCAATTTGGGCGATGCCGCCAGCGGTTTAGGCTTAGGCACGGAGGGTGTGAGCCGCCTTGCATATGCTTTAGGGCAGATGCAGACTAGCGGCAAGCTCAATGCTCAGGACATGATGCAGCTTACCAGCGCAGGCATTTCGGCATGGGATATGCTGGCGCAGGCTGCAGGTAAAACAGTAGCTGAGATGAAGGACCTTTGCTCTAAAGGCGCTATTGATTCTAAAGCAGCTGTGCAGACCATTATCGCAGGCATGAACGATCAGTTCGGTGGAATGATGGCCAAAACTTCGGACGAGGTTGCCGGGCTTCTGGCAAACATCGAAGAAACTGCCGGCAACACTTCCGCTGCTGTAGGCAAATATCTGACGGAAGCCTTTAACATCAAGGGCATCTTGAAGGATGTATCTGACAGGCTGGGAGAGTTCCAGCAGAAGATGCAGACGGCTACAGAGCAGGGCAGGAGCTTGCGGGACGTTATAAAAGAGTGTGTGCCTGCTCCTGTTATAGCTGCAATGGGTGCATTTGCTGCAGCGCTTGTTGTTGTATCGGTTGCAGCTGTGGCGACGATAGGCGCGGTGCTGGGACTTTCTGCCGGTATTGTGGCTGCTGGTGCTGCAATCGGCGCTGCTATTGCGCTGATAATCACCTATTGGGATGATTTGGCTAATGCGGTAAAGGCAGCTGTGCAGGGCATTCTTGATACTGTTGTTATCATCGGTACTGCTGTTACAGAAGCTATTCTGGGCGTTGTACGGTGGATTCTTGATACGATAGGTGATATGTGGGCAGATATTACCGGAGACCATAATAATTGGTTTAACGATTTTGCCGATATGCTTGGCGATGCTATGGATGCTGTGGAAGGTTTTGCCAGAAAGGCTATAGCTTGGTTTGATAAAGTTTTTGCAGCAAAGCAAAGAGCAACGGCTACAGAAAGTTCAGCTGATGATGGTCATGGTGGTGCTGGTGGCAGCTATGGTGATGATTCTGCATCCGAAAAGCCTGCAAAACAGCCTAGGCCTACACCGAAAAAAAGAGATCTTATTATTCCGAGTAGAGATACCAATGTGTCTCGAACAGGTGCCAGTGGCCGAAACGAGAACATTGCGCTGAAAGCTGCGCAGGAAGAAAATAAGATTAAGCAAGAAAGGCTCAAAATAGAAAATGAGTATGTACGCTTAAAATTAAAAAAGGAAAAAGATTTGTTTGAAGCTCAGAACGCTATTGCAAAGCAATATGGCTCTGATGCACAAAAGTTGAGCATAGAGCTTGCGGAAATTGAGTTCAATAAAAAGCAGGACATTGCTAAAGAAGAACTTGCCTACAAAGAACAAAGTTTTTCTGCAGAGAGTGCTTTGCGGGAGGCAATGCTGAAAGGCGATGCTCAAAAAGAAATTGACATGCTCAATGAGAAGCTGGCTTTACTTAAAGAAACGCATCAATATACGATTGATAATATCAATCAGACTGCCGCCAATAATGCTGCTTCGGCTCAAATAGGCTATGATAACAAGCAGATTGCTTGGCAGGCTAGTTACAATGCCTCTGATACTGTTGGGCAGATGACCATGGGTAATGATAAGTGGAAAGAAAATGCGACTGCTTCTGTGAACACTAATCCTTGGGTGAATGATGAAATGAAATTGGAAGTGCTGACTGCAATCAATCAGAAATACGATGAGCAACAGCAAAAAATCAATACCATTAGCAAGATTCAGCAGACCAGCAATCAGCTGGCGAAGGATTTTTCCGGTGCTATAACTGACTGGATTACCGGTGCGCAGAGTTTTGGCGATGCTATGAAAAGTATCTTGAAACAGCTTATTGCACAGCTTATCCAGGCTGCTATTTACGCAACCATTGTAGCTGCTTGCACCGGCGGCGGTGGTGGTTTTGCTGCACGTTGGAGCAGTGCTTTCGGCAAAGGCTTCGCAACAGGTGGTTCGGTCGATGGTCCCGGTACCGGCACAAGCGACAGCATCCCTGCTATGCTCTCAAATGGTGAGTACGTGCTTAACGCTCAGGCTGTAGACCGTTTGGGCGTACCGTTCTTGAATGGTTTGAATACAGGACGTTTGAGAGGATTTGCCAGCGGCGGTCTTGTCGGTTCCGGTGGTGTTGCCGGTTATAAGGCGGAACGCGGCAGCAATGGTGGGCAGGTGCAGAGCGTTAATCTGTTTATGAATGTTTCCGCTGTGGATGCTGCCAGCTTCGGTGATTTCCTTAATCGTGGCGGGCTGGATGTTGTGCGTCAGGCATTGTATGACAATAACCGCAATTTTGCGAGTGAGGCAGGTGTATGGTAATGGGATATAGTAAGTTTCCGGATATCAGGCGTTTTTCATGGGAAAGCTCTAAACAACAGAGCTGGAATACTACCGTACAAAAATCTGCCTCTGGGCGCATACGTACAATGACCAATCAGCTATATCCGGCATGGACCATCAAGGCCAGCTATAATGCTTTGACGGATGAGGAAGCTCGACAACTATTGGGCTTCGTCGCTGAAAGAAAAGGGCGGTATGAACCATTCCTTTGGCTAGATCCGGAAGATTATAGGGCTACAGGTGTAACTTTGGTTAATACTAACGGCTATTACCAGGCGCTTATGAATGTAGGCGGCTATGTTGAACCGGTAGAATATATTGAGCATGTGACTGTGTATGTTGATGGTGTTAAACAAGCTGATAGCGCATATAGTGTAGAAGATGGTGCTATAAAGTTTAAGACAGCTCCTACTGGCATTGTTACGGCGGATTACACATATTATTGGCTGGTGCATTTCAGTGAAGATGGTATAACCGTTAACAAAATCTTCGATAACATAAATAAAGTATCTATAACATTGGCGGTGGTACGATGAAATCAGTAAGCGAAGAACTATCTAATTACCTGAACCGGGAAAAGAATATGATATGCAATGATTTGATTGAACTGCACCTGGCTGATGGAACTGTGCTTTATTATACAAATGCCGATAAAACTGTTGAATATAACGGCAACACATACAAGCATAATGAGCTGCTGCTGCAACGCCAACAGGTGAAAATCAATGACTGCCTTGTAGTTGATACTATGACAGTAACAGTTTTTGCTAAAAATGATGCAAAGATTGGTAACAAAGGCATTATGCTGGCGGCACATGACGGAACCCTGGATAGAGCGACTTTGCAGCTTAAACGATGCTTTTTTGACAGTGATTTTAACATTTTGGATGTGCTGGGTGTGTTTGGCGGTAATGTGGAAGTAAAAAAATGCGCCGGACTGCGGCTGGAACTGACTGTTAAGGCCAAGACACAAGGATTGAGCCAAGAATTTCCGCGCCGAAAATACTATCCGCAAGGTGCTTATACAACAACCGGCGGCAAGGTGACAGCAAGCAGCAATGACAGTGAAAGCTGTATTATTGCTCCGTTTGTGCCGCTTAAGGAGGTACTTATGTAATGGATATGGTAAAAGAAGCTTATACTTGGCTTGGCACTCCACACCGCAACTTCGCTAAGATTAAGGGTGTGGGTGTAGATTGCGGCATGCTGCTTATTGGTGTGCTGGAAGGTGCGGGCAAAGTAAAAAAGGATGCTATTGAAATAAAACCGTATTCCAATGAATGGCACTTGCACCACAGCGATGAATGGTTCAAAGGGTATGTAGCAAAATACTGCGACGAAATTGCGCCTGCTGATATTCAGCCAGGCGATTTTATTTTGTATCAGTTTGGCCGCTGCTGCAGCCATGGCGCTGTGTATGTGGGGAATAACAAGATAATTCACTCCGTTGTGGAGCAGGGAGTTATTCTGTCGCGTATGGATGAAATTATGCTGTTTGATGCACATGGAAAATCGCGCTTGCGCTATGTATATCGGTTTAGGGGGAATAAATAATGGGTATATTCAAAGCACCTAATTTTACTACCCGCGCCGAAAAAATTTCAAGTTTTACCGTCAGCACGGCTGAATATGGTTCCTGTGTTATGGAACTGTTGGGTACAACTCGTATTAGCGGAAATGTGCTTTACTATGACGATTTTACAGCTCATGAACATCGTGAAACACATCGCAGTGGTAAAGGCGGTGGCGGCAAAACTACCACCATCACCTATACTTACACAGCTGCTATTATCTTAGGATTGTGTGAAGGACCAGTAGCGGGTATTGGCAAGGTATGGATTGACAAAGATTTATATACCTATCCGCATGAAAACATTGGACTGACTCTTTTTAGCGGAACTCCGGATCAGGAACCATGGGGTTATGTTACTGCTAAGCATCCGGAAAAAGCATTGCCGTATGCAGGTCTTGCTTATATGGCCGGTGTTGCTGATTTAGGCAGTAACGCCAGCCTGCCGAATTATAATTTCGAAGTTAAGGGGCAACTGCTAGACACCGGTGATGGGGTTGATGTCAATCCGGCAGATTACATTTTGTATATTTTGAATAAAGTAGGTATGAGTGATGCCGGTATAGTTGGAATTGACAACTATCGCGCTTACTGCAAGGCTGCTAATTTGTTGATAAGCACCCCTAGTGATGCAACCGAGGCGAGAGCAGCCAGGGATATTATCAATGAAATTGCAAGCTTGACCAATGCTTATATATTCTGGTCGAACGATACTTTCAAAATTGTCCCTAGGGAAGATCGCGCTATAGGAGATTGGAAGCCGAATAATAAGGTTATGTATGACCTTACTCCGGATGATTTTTTAGCGCAGAGTGATGGCAGTTGCGTGAGCTATAGTCGCAAGGATAGCAGTGAACTGTATAACCGCTTTAGTGTGGAATTCTTGAATCGTGAAAATGCTTATGCTAAAGAATCTGTAAGCTACGAAGATACTGCAGATATAGCTGTTAATGGCGTAAAGCAGGCCAATACAATCAGTGCTAACTATATCTACACAAAGACTAGGGCAGTAATATTAGCTGAAGCTGCAGCACGCCGAAATAAATATGAGCGCAATAAGTATACGTTCAAACTTGGCTGGGCGTTTTGTCGCTTAGAGGTTGGCGATATGGTAACTTTGACTGACCCTAATATGGGACTTGATAGAGTACTGGTAATGATTGATAGCCTTACGGAAAGCGCCACCGGTGAGCTGACATTTACGGCAATCAGCCGTCCGCCTATGGAAGTTGGAAAGACGGAATTCGATGTGCATGAAAATGAGCGGCCTTATATTAACTTTAATTTTGAGCCAGGCTTTATTGCTCCGCCAGTAATCTTTCAACCAGATCCGTCGTTGATGTATAACGATAACGAACTTTGGATTGCAGCAAAAGGGCAGAGCAAATATTGGGGCGGTTGCAATATTTGGGTTAGTAATAATGATAATGGTTACAGATTGCTGGGGCAGGTGACCAGCTCAGCGCAATATGGCGAGCTGGCAAGCGATATAGCCAAGGACGCAACAGAGTTGGAAGTTAGTATTAACGGCCAGCTTATCAGCGGTTCTGCTGATGATGCCGAAAACGGAGATACGCTGCTGTGGTGCGATGAGGAAAGCTTTAGCTATACTACGGCAGAGCTTTTGGATAATGGCAATTATAAACTGAGCGGGCTCGTAAGAGGACAGTATAACAGTGATGCAGCTCCGCATAAAGCAGGGGCAAAATTAGTTCGCTGCGATGATGGCATTTTCAAAACAATGTTCCTGGATAGCGATGATGGTAAAACTGTTTATTTCAAGTTCACGAGCTTTAACATTTTTATGGGTAATGAACAGAGCTTGGCGGATGTACCGGTATATCAGTACATTATCCGCAAACGCCATACATTCCCGCCGAATGTTACTAATCTTGATGTAGAAGTGCTGCACAACGGCCAACGACGGTACTATTGGGATTTTGAATATCCTAAAATTAACAATATCAGCGGTTTCCGGATGAAATATATACAGGGCAGTATACCAAACTGGGAACGTGGCTTCGAAGTACAGGACGGCCTTATAACAGCGCAGCCTTATGAAACCAATACGGTCCGCCAAGGCGTGCATACCATAATGATTAAGGCAGTGAATAGCAGCGGAAATGAAAGCAAAAAGTTCGCCAGTGTATTGGTTAATTTTGCTGAGCCTTTGGAAGACAACGTGCTTTATCGCGTCAATTTTGCTGATAATGATTGGGAAGCAGTCGAGACAGATGGCAACAAGCGTACGGATGGTTATATACATAGCACTATGGCAGTAACGCATTGGGTAGATAAAACAAACTACTATTGGGATAAGCCGGCAGCTCCGTATTGGGGAGTTGTGAATTACAAATCATTTGTAATGACAACTAAGCTTATCGCGCCTGCCGGTGGTAATTTCTTCCTGGTATATGACATCTTGAATGCTACCAACATCCTCTACAAAATAGCTAACAAAGATAATATCTGGAAACAGTATGCTACGAAATTTGACGTGCGTGCCGGTGATGAAATCCAAATTAAGGTAGCAGCGCCTGCCGGACAGGAAGAAACAATTGTAAAAGCTCTTACGGCGGTGATTGACGTTCCGGATCGCGAAGAGCATTTTGAAAATATCACTGTGCCCGAAGAAGGCATTGTGCTGCCTATAGTTACTCCTAACTATCAGACGACGGCAGTAAGGGTAGATAGCATTACAAGTGAGCTGCGTGGCACATATCAGCTTGATATTGTAAGCCGCACGCCGTGTAAGATACGTTTCTGGCGTATCAACAACGACGCTGGCTGGAGTCGTGACCCGGTAGCTGTGACGGCAGATGTGACATGGCAGGGATTTGAAAAGGAGGTGTTATAAATGGCCGTAGGAAATGTTTTTGTTTTGGACGAAAAACAGGGCAAGACTTATAACCGCATTGACACAACCGCCAGTTGGCAATCAGTCAATCCTGTGCTGGGTGCCGGGGAATTTGGCATCGAAAAGCTGAGTGGCGGGAAATGCAACCTTAAGGTAGGCGATGGAGTGACCGCGTGGAATAACCTGCAATATCTTGTCAAAAATGGTTAATTGGAAAGGAGTGAGCTAAATGTCATTACCCAAGATTTTGGATTTTAGCAATTACAACCGCTATCCGGGTGACGATAACCCGACTACGGATGCGGACATGCAAGATTATTTGTCAAATCAAAACGAGCTGGCCAAGGCATTAACTGACCGCCTTTGGCAGCCGCAAACACAGTATAAGGTGGGCGATATTGTGGCGTCACCCTCAATGCCGCCGGGACTTGTAGCTGTCTGCGTTATTGCAGGCGCTACCTCAGACGTGGAGCCTGCATGGACAGGCAACGAGACAACTGTAATTGATAATTACTGCACATGGGAGATGCGGCTGGCATATAGTTATGCGCTGGCGACCAATGACGATGTACAAAACGCCCATGACGGCCAGAGCGCTGAGGCGACACATCTGCTTAATATCGGCAATGTGTCTAAGATTTTTGAGCTGGTCAAGAGCAAATTTACAGCGTTGTTTGGGATAGATAACGTCCTACCAAAAGAGTATGGCGGCACAGGCGTGAGCGCTGCCAGCGCCGACGCATTGCTCAAGGCGTTATTCGGCAGCGGCTCCATCGGCTCCAGCCGCCAGCCTATCTATTATAAGGACGGCAAGCTGCACGCTGGCGGGTATACGTTTAGGCTTAACCACAACACTACAGATGATAAAATACCTGTTTTTTCTAACGGCATGCTTGACTACATCTTAAAGAGCGAGCTGGCCAACGCAACTACAGGCGGCGGTATTGTAGCTGCCTTATTAGAGCAGAACGGTTACGTCAAATTTGCGAACGGTCTAATTCTGCAGTGGGGA